GATAAAACAAAATTAATCAAATACTGTGAAAAAATATATACTCCTAAAAATATTCTATTTATTGTGTCCGGAGACTTTAATGAAAAATCTGTAATAAATTTATTTAAACAAACATTACCAATACCGGATTTTGTTGGAATTAAAAATATACAAAAAAATATTTTTAAAAAAACAAAAGCTTCAAATCACTTTATAAAAAGAAAAGGAGCTAAAATTGCGGAAATTGTGGTTTCTTTTATGGCAAATATTTATCCTTGGGATGAAGACGTTATTTATTTTGATATTTTGGTTGATTTATTATGTGGTGGAATGCATTCTCTTTTAATGAGACGATTAAGAACAGAGCTTCATCTTATTTATAATATAAAAGTTTTCTTAGATTCTGAAATTATTGGAACCTTAGCGACTATTGAAACAACAGGAAATCAAGAAAATACAAAATTAATTATTAAATCCATCAAAGATGTATTAAAAGATTTAATAAAAGGAAATTGGGATGAAGAACATATGACAAGAATTAAAGACCGCTTTTTAATTAAGGATGAAAAGGTATGTAAAAATAATATTTTTTTTGGAGATTATTATGGCTCACAATATTTAAATCAATTATATAAAGAAAAACCCAAAATAAGAACTATGAAACAAAAAAGACAATTTATTAATAAATTAACAAAAAAAAAATTAATACAAACGGCTAAAAAAATTTTCAAAATGGAAAAAATGGTTGTAATATACCAATGTCAAAATAAACAACTTTAATAATCATCTATCATGGGCGCTAAATAAAATCTGATATAATTTTTTTCTGAAGGACCTAATGAATAATAAATCTGCATCGGAACATTATCACTTAGATAAATGTGCGTTTTTTCTATAAAATTTGAATATTCCATCATCCAGCTAATATAACCCAAACTAAATTTAAGTGTTAATTTTTTATCTTCTTCAATGCTATATTCATCCACATCATCAAATGAAATATCCACTTTCATTTTCCCATTATCACCTTCTGAAAATATTTTTATATTTTCTTCATCGCAATTAAAAACCAATTCTTTTCCAAAAAATCCCATTTGATCAATTAGATCCTTAAATATTTTTGAATCTATAATAAAATCGGCGGGATAATCAACATCCGGTATGTTCAAACGTTCTTCATCAATATCTATTAATGGTATTTCAAATTCTTTATCTATTGAATTTTCAGAAATCAACCCAATATATAATTTATCACCATCATCCAATTGCATCTTTATATTTTGTTCTTTATCCCTAAAGCACAAAATACCAGACAATAACTTTATATCCAATGAAAACACTATAGCATTCTCACCAATTTCAAAAGAATCAAACCACGAACTTTCCAAATTAAGCTCAAACAAACTTACATGGGCAGAATCCATCCCCTGAATATAAAATCTATCTTCGTCGTTATCACCTTCTTTCCCACATCGTATACTTACATTTGGTGTAAACTGAGTTAAATATTTAAGAGCTTTTGCAAAAACATTTTTTTTTTCCGGGTCTTTTATTTCTAAATTCATTTCTTTCCATTATTAATAACATTTTTTTTGATTTCAATTTTCTCCCAATACCAATTCCACCCGATTATTTTCGGTAGTATTCTTTTCAAAATCACTGAATTTGGTTGTTAATGCAGTTAATTCTTCCTTCAATGTTTTTAATTGTTTTAATTCTTCTTCACGAAGTAAATTGATTTTCTCAACCTTTTCTTCCAAAGAAGCAATTTTTTCATCTTTTTCCAAATTTGTAACACGATTTTTTAAACCATTAATTTTTTCTTCGGCATTATTAGCAAAATTATTAAGTCTTTCTAAATCTTTTTCCCCCCCCTCATCACCACCAACCTGCTCTAAAAGAGCTTCTACATTATTTAATCGTTTAAGATTACTTTCTGCACGCTTGCTAATAAAAACAAGGGCGTCTTTAATTGTAACGGGAACAACCGGACGAGACATTATAAATAATATTTTTTATTTTTTTTTTATATAAAAAACGCATTTTTTTTTAATTTCTTATTATAAAACATATGGATACTCAAAACGGGGGATTAGAACAAATTCAAACAGGTGGTGGGAAAGTTGGATTTTTTCATCATATGTTTAATTTAAAAAAAGGAGAAAAATCTGAATTATATAATGTTATGCAATATTCTGCTTTAGCATTGCTACCTTTGATTATTCTTATGAGAATAAATCAAAATTTATGGCCTAAAGCAGACAAAAATTCAGGAACAGTTGAACTTTTAGCAGAAATGATAGGGGAAGTAGCAACAACTTGTCTGATTGTTTTTGTTGTATTCAGAGTTATTGAATATATTCCAACATTTAGTGGAGAACCTTTAAAATGTATAAACATACTTACAATTATAACATCCGTTATAATAGGTTTACCATGGTATGATAAAGATAGTAATATTGCCAACAAAGCCAAAGAATTACATAAAAGAATAAATTCTAATTTGCCGGGATTTTTAAGTTCCACATTAGATAATCAATCGGATGTTAAAAAAGAGAAAAAAAATAAAAAAATACCAACGCATCAACCCAGTAGAGCTGATAAACCAATTTTACCTCCACCGCGAGTTGGAAGTCTCAGGGATCCTGAACCAATGGCAAATTATCAAATAAATACCCCTAAAACATTAGAAAATAATTCACAGGCCAATGGGGGATTTACCAATGATGATATTAAAGAAGGATTACAATTTGCCCCATCTCCACCACCACTTATGGCAGCCAATGAGGCATTAGGAGGTTTCGGGGGTAGTGCTTGGTAATTTCTTATTTTTTGTCATTTCAATCACTTTATTTTTATCTAAATGGACTGTTGGTTCAAATCCATTTAGTTTATCTCTAACACACCACGCCAAATCTTCTTTTGCAGGATCTTCAAGAATTTTATCCGCTTCATCTCTTGCCGCCCTAATCAAAATTTCCGGAGCAATTTGACGTTTTACTTTCATTTTATATTTATCCGGATCCAAACCATATAAAACATCACATGCTTTCAGCCAAAATTGTTCTTGTTGTGTTCCATTTTGTTCGGATTTTTTTTTATTATTCGGATCCCTAAGCCATTCTGCCAGAAAAGAAGTAAATTTATTATGTGTTCGTTGAATTTGCCAATCTAATTTTTGTTGGTCTTTTCCATTAACTTTATGAATGTGTTTTTCAGAACGATCCCAACGATAACCTTGCTTTCCATCGCCCTTTTCTTCTTTATTTTCACATTTAACATAAAATTTCTGTCTTTTATGATCTGAACAATGAATTGGTCTCTCTGTAGGATTTAATTTTTTTAAATTATTTATTAACAAACGACTCACTGCTTTTGGTCCACTCCCAACCGAAATTGCATATTTTATATCTTCTACACCAACAGTTAATTTACTTACAAAATCCTCCAAATTCATAGCATCTTTGCAATTTTCATTTAAAAATACATTAATTGTAATTGGATTATTCACAGTATTATTCACCGTATTATTTGTAACAGATCCCATGCCATGTTTTGTCAATGATCTTAATGCCTCAGTTGTATTTGATATTGTTTCTTTCATATGTTCACTTGATTGTTCGTGTTCTTGTTTTAACAATTCTACTTTTTTTTCAGCTAAAGCATGATTAAGATTTGCCGCATTTAAATCATCTTGAAGTTTTTTTATTTTTGTGGACATCTCCACCTTTTCTAAATGCCTTTTTCCCCTTATATGAGAATACCAACTTCCACGATTTGTTGTTACAAAATTACAAACTTTACATTCTTTTTTTATTTGTTTTTGTTTTATCTTACAACCTTTAATGTGTTTTTTAGTTAAAAGGTGGCGGTTCCAATTTGATTTTGATGCTGTGGTATAATTACATTTTTTACAACAAAAATTTTTTATCATTTTTTTTTTGTTTTTTTCCATTGTATATATTATTACTCCTTTTTTAAGTATATTCCCAAAAATGGATGTTAGTACTAACTACAAAAAACGAGTAGGGGTTTTTTTTTCAAAAAAAAACTTCAACGACGTAAAAGACCATAATATGGTCTCAATTGCATTGATAATGTAAAAATCGTGTCAATGCATATTTCCCACTCGTTTTTTTGTAGTTAGTATCCAATACATTTTTAGAGCAAACTAACTACTTTTTGAAAATGTCCTTTTTTTTAAAAAAATGTACAATTTTTCATTCGAGAGCGTGGTGCCTTTTTTTAAGCCATACCATAACTTCCCTACATAATTTTTCAGTGTTTTTTTATTTTTCCTACACCTTGTAGTGAAACTCCGTTTTTTTCCGTTGTTTTCATAATTTTAATTTCAGAAAAAAAAAAAATGGACATTTCAAATGTCCTTTTTTTTTGTTCCAAATTTTAAATTTCGTTCGTTAACAACGATATTTTCTTACTGATAAGAGCATATATTTATTTTGACTTTTTACCCCCTAAAAGTTATGACTGAAAAGCTCACAACTTATTTTATTAAAATTACAAAAAAACGCAGATTTTTTTACAAAAACGCATATTTTACAACATTTCATACAATTTCCAAAAATTGTATAAAAACATATTTATTTTTATTTCCATCAAATTATTCTTCATTCAAATCATGACCAATGTTGGTAATTAAAACACGAAATCTAATTTTGATAATGTTAGCTTTTACACACTCTTCGGGAAATTTAATCTTTATTTCAAGAATTAAATCTATTTCATCTCCATTCTTTAATTCAATATTTTTTTCAATTTCTTCATCTCTTATTGCATTTACAACTTCTTTCCACAAACGTCCTTCACATATCTCTAATTCATTATATGTAAAAACTTCAGAAGCAAATGCTAAATTATATAAAGAGTCCCAAAGTTTTGTTCTTGAACATAAAGTCCATTTTTCTTTATTTGAACACGAATCGCGCTCTATATTATTTATAATCTCTATTTGGGGGTAAAATGTTCGTGTTACGTCTTTTTCATATACATACGGCATCATAATTCCTAATGGATTATCATTTCTACCACCCAATCTATTAAAATTAAACCATTGTTCGGTGGTTGAAGAAATTGTAACATTAGCACCATTAATTATCGCCGCTCCATTCAAAAAATCTCCTGATACCATTGAAACGTATCCAATTGTGCTTGATTTAATTGTTTCTATTAGAAAGCCGGAAGATCCATTCGTTTGTGTAATAATAGATCCTTGTGAGGCATCAATTGCAATATCAAATGTTATCTTATTTATTTTTACACCCCAAACACTATTTTTTATAAAATTTGTTGTTGCACGAGAATATGAATTTGATACTAAAAAATCTCCATTATTATAAAACATATTTTTAAATTGTGAAATAGAAATAGGTACTTTATTGGTGATTTGCATTAAATGATTTGTTTCTTCTATTAAAGGTTGATCCAAAGTACCATGTAATTGGGTAATATCTATAGAAATTTTTGACGAAGACGGCACATTTTGAGGCGGCATTTCCATGTTATATATTATAGTAATAAAATGTTATTTCACTAAATAATCCAAAACTTTCAATATAACAGCCTCTTGTTTTGAAATTTTTTGAAAAATAAGACATTCATCAAATTTTAATTGAAAAATATTATTAAATCTGTTCTTACAAACAATATATGTACCATTTATGTCAATTTTAATATCACATACAATACCGCCGTTTGTTAAAAAAATTTTTTCAGGGTTTTTTAGTGGTATCCATCTAATGTAAAAACCATATTGAATATCTTTTAAATCGCTACAATATCTATATTTTTTTAATTTTTTATGAAAGTTTTTTAATTTTAGACGAGGTAATTGTAGTTTCTGTAACATATTATTTTTTTGTGTTTGAATTTTTTCCGTTGTTAATTCCATTATAGACGCATTTGTTTCATTTTCAAGAGCATCTAGAATAGCATTGGCTTGAAATTCCGTCATTAATATATTATTTATGGATTTTTTAATATTAAATGTATATATATGTATCCTAAAACACAGGAGGAAGCGGACCGACGCCTAGCTAAGGCTTTATATTTAAGCTCTAAACAAAAAAATATTTTTAAAAAAAATAGACGCGAACTTTTTGCTGATGCTGCCGAAAAGCGCGCAAAAAATTTTCAACAAGGGGGGAGAGGAAAAAAATTGAAAAAGAAATCTAATAAAAAATAAAAGAAAACAATGGAACAACTTCCACCACCACCACCACTTCGTCGTCAATGGACCGGCAGCAAACTTATTTATCTTGCCCGAAAGAGAAATGCGGATATTGGAAAAAATATTCTAAAAAATGTTATATTTACTTGCAATCCAAAAACTGTTGCTGAAATTATTGCTGAAGCAGATCAACGTGCATTGTTGCAAGGATTCACCCATCATACGGGACCACGCCCTCATAGATCAACGGTTGCAGTTCATAATGGTAAACTAATGGAGCGGCGTGTTTATTTTAACAATTGGAATATTGAATGGGTTCCTATTTAAAGGGAATAATATACATAAATGATGTATATTATTCCAGAATTGTGGGAGATAATCAAAAATTTTTTAATTGTAAAACCTAAGGAAAAATCATTTCCACCTTATGTTTGGATACATATAAAAGATTATATGCTACAAGAATATTGGATAAGACAATTTAATTCAGTATTAACAGAATTACCAAAATATAATACATTCTGTTATACGAAAGAATCCTTAAAGAGTGGTTACCCATTTTGTGTGTATAGTTCAGCAAAAATTAAGCCGCGATTTATAAAAACTTTTCATGCGAATGTTATTGCAACTGTTAAAGATCCAATTGTAACATATGAAATATATAAACGCTCGGGGCGTCCTTGTCGCATGTAATAAATTGATTTAAAAGTAAAGGTTTTATAAATCTTTAAAAATGCCTATGAATAAATCACCATTGAGATATCCGGGAGGAAAAACTAGAGCATGTAAAATTTTGGATAAAATAGTTACTGAACATTTTAATATGAAAGAAAAAAAGATACTGATCTCGCCATTCTTTGGTGGGGGATCTTTTGAGTTTTATTTACAAAATAAATATAATTTGGAGATAATCGCAAACGACAAATTTAATCCACTTTTTGTCTTTTGGTATTTTTGCAAATATCACAACAAGGAATTATGTGATTTGTTATATAAAATCGGTGAGGTAACAAAAGATATGTTTACAAGTTATAGATTTTCCATTATGGAGGAACAAAATCAACTATTAAAAGCATTTTATTATTTTATAATAAATAGATGTTCGTTTAGTGGAGCAACTTTATCGGGAGGATTCTCTCAAGAAGCTTCAAAAAAAAGATTTACAAAATCATCCATTGATAGGATTAAGAAACTAGATTTATCAAAATTTCAAATACAAAATAGAGATTTTGAAAGTTTTATAGGTTCTTATAGATGTTCTGATAATGTACTTTTATTTTTAGATCC